TCGCCATTGGTAGCGGCGAAGCTGATCTTGCGGGTCGGCTGATCCTTGTACTTCGTGACCGCGTCGACCGACTTGTCGGCCTCGTTCTGAAGCCGGATCTTGGTCGCCTCGTCCAGCCCCGCGTCAAAGGCCGGCTTCTTCGGCTTACCCAGCAGGAACGACATCGCCTATCTCCCGAACACGTCGAAGTCGGCGCCGCGCGCTGCTGCGGGTGCCCCCTGGAACTGCTGCAGAAACGGCAGGTCGGCCCGAGCGACCGGACCGGCAAAGGTATGGGCCAAGGCGTCCCCATGGTCGGGCGATGCGATGCCGCGCGCCTCCATGTCGTCCTTGCTCTCGACGATCAGGCGCTCGCCGCGCCAGTCGCGTTCCGGCGCCTTCAGGTCGTCCATCAGCTCGCGGTCGGCCGGGATCGCACCGACGCGCAACCACTCGGCCATCAGGCCCCACATCTCGGCCCGCTTGTTGTAGTAGCGGTTCGGCTTGTCGGCGCTCGATCCGCTCTGCACCTCGCGGACTATCTTGCCGTATCCGGTCAGGCGCAGCTGATCGATCACGCCGCCGCCGACGCCTCCGCCATCCACGAAGATGGCGCTCGGCTGAACCTGGTTTGCTACCAGGATGATCTCGCCGACTAGGGTTGCACGCCCCGGAACTTGCGGGCCGGGAAGGATCTCGCATCGCGGCCGTGGCGAACCACGATCACGCTCTGATTGCTGCCCTGCCGCGCGACGTCGACGCCGATCACGACCGCCGCGCCGTGGTCCACCTCGACGGCCCGCGTCGATGCCAGGTCGACCACGTCGGACGGGATCAGCTGGCGGTCGCCGGACTTCGGGAACTGCCCGAGCACGCGAACGCGGGTATAGTCGCTGTCCTCGCCGTGCTGGTCGACGATCGATTGCAGGTAGGCTTTGTTCGTCCCCTCGACGGTGCGGCTGTCGATGTTGAGCCGCGCCCAGCTCGATCGGTCCGGCCCGCTGAAAGCCTCGGCAAAGCGTCCGGTCGGCTGCGTCGGGTTGCCGAACGCTACCAGGATGATCTCCGTCCCCTCGTCCGTCAGGGCCCCGTCGACTGCCTCCCAAATCACGCGCTCGATCTCCGAGCACTCGTCCATCAGGATCACGAGGCGCTTGCCCTCGTTGTGCAGGCCCTGGAAGCCCACGGCGCTCGTCTTGCTCCACGGGATCGCATCGAGGCGCCATTCGCGCGTGGACGTGCGGTCCTTGGCCTTGATCCCCATCGCGTCGGTCTCGAACCAATGGCTCGTCAGCGACAGGCGCCGCCACTTCGCCATCTCGACCATGAGCTTCGTGCGCAGCTGCCCCTCGGTGTGCGCCGTCACGACCGCCCGGCACTTCGGGAAGGTCGACATGCCCCAATCGGCGATGATCGACATCATCGCGGACTTGCCGATGCCGTGGCCGCTGGCAATCGCGACCTTGATAGGCTGGTGCCGGGTCGCCGGGTTGCGGAGCTTTTTGCCGATGTGGTCGAGCACCGATGCCTGCCAAGCGCGGAGCGTCTTGCCCTCCAGTTCGCCCGAGCCCCACGGGTAGGCGTGCTTCGCCCATAGCAACGGGTCGTGCTGGCACTCCACCGCGAACTCGATCAGGTCGAGTTGCGGGTCGCGCACCGGGCGCTCCGATGTGACCAACTGGAACGGAGGCGGTCGGAGCGTATCCGTCATCATCAGTAGTTCACCGGCAGTTCGGGATAGGTGAGCTTCAGCGCCGCGATCTCGACCGGGTTGAACTGCGTTCCGAGCCCGGTCGCCTGCAGGGCGGGCGCGCTGTTCTGCCCGAGGAAGGTGATCGGCACCACGGCGAGCGGATGGGCCGAGAACGTCAGGCCGAGCGACACCAGCCATTGCCGCTGCGCGGTCCAGTAGCGGCGCCCGCCGGGCTGCCAGGAGCCGGCCAGAAAGTCGGCGCTATCGTCGGTCGCGTACCATTGGTTGCCCTGCGTCGGAAAGAACGTGATCGCCTGGCTGTTGAAGGCCGGCACGCCGCGCGAGAACCCGATCAGGATCTGCGCCTGCGTCGGCACCGTCTCGACCAGGTTGAAGCCGTACTCGTTCAGCAGCGCGGCAATCGCCCGCATCGAGCCGCGCGCCTCCTGGTGCAGGCTCTCGAAGCCGGTCGCGAGGTTGGTCGTCGTGCCCGAGGCATTCGGCGCCGTGTTGTTGTCGAGGAAGACGTGGCCGGGCTCGGGAAAGCCGAACGTGACCGAGAGCGAAGGCCAGCGCAGGCCGATGAAGAACTCGGACGGCGGGAACGGGTAGGACCGCACAACCGTCGCGGGGACCTCGCCCGGCGTCGGCGCGTCGATCTCGGCCAGCACGGTCGCGTCATAGGGCGGCAGCAGCGGGAACGGTGGCCGGCGCTGGTACGTGGCGAAGCGGCGCTGCAGGGCCTTGGAGCGTGCCGAGAGGATCATGGGCGCCATGGTTCGCGCTCCAGCTTGATCCCGAACAGCATGAGCGGTTCGGACCAGGTGAGCATTGGCATGCTGCGGAACAGGCTATTCCACTGGCTGCCGGTGATCCGCAGCGTGCGATCCCTGGGCGCTTCGGCACAGTCCATGCAGCGACACAGGTCGAACACGTCCCGCACAGTCAGCGTCGGCCGCTTCCACTTGAGGCGCACCCGGTTCATAGCTCTAGCCCCATGCCAGTCAGCGGCCGGATGTCGACCAGATCACCCGACGCAATCCAGCCCACGCCCGGCTCCGCATAGACGGGATCAGGGATCATCGCGAACTCGCCCTGATAGAGCGGCTGTTCGCCTTCCTCGAACGGCCACCCGCAATAGAACTTGATCCGCCTGCCCTCGACCAGATCGGCAATCGGCGTGGTCTGATACTGGCCATCGCGCCGGAACCTGACCGTTGCCTCGTAGCGGCGATGTTGGCGTATCTCTGTCACTTGCCCCGCTTCCGCTGGATCTCTGCCATGCGCTCCGCCAGCTCGTTGACGCCCTTGTGCTCGACCGTGTCGGTAAAGAGCTTGAGGTGCCGGCCGAGGTTGACGTTCGCCTGCTGCTTGTCGGCGAACTTGATCGCGATGCCGTGCTCGGTCTGCTTGATCTCGGTAATGCAGTAGGCCGCTTCGTCGCCGATCGCCGCGCTGTCCTTGAGCTTGAGCGCTCCGCCCGTCCACTCCACCACATCGCGGACATCGTAGCTGGCCATGCGCCGCAGGTTCTCCAGCACCATCTCGGCCGAGATCCCCGCCTTGGCGGCGCGCTCGTCCATCGCGGCCTGGATCGCCGCAGCGACGGCGGGCGTATCACGCATCTGCACGCCAAGCCGGGCCGCGCTGTGCGGGCTGTAGCCGCAGCGGATCGCGGCTGCCGAGAGGTTCAGGTCGACCAGATACTCGCGGACAAACATCGCCTGCTTTTCCGTCAGGCCGGGCCGCTTGCCCGGTGGGCGCTTGGTCATTTGCGGCGCCACTTCGACGGGATGCGGCGGGCGTAATAGATCAGCAGGGCCAGCACCGGCCAGCAGATCAGGAAGACGTGCAGCCCGTCGAGCTTCCAGGGGATCATCGGTGCTGCTCCGCCGCATCGAGCACCATCCGGGCATGCTTGCGCAGGAAGTCCCGCTGCTCCTCCGTCAGGTCGTCCCATGGCTGGCCGAGCAACCATGCGAGCTTCCGCGCGGCTGCATCGATCTGCTCGGGGCTCACCGGCTGTTCTCCAGCGCCACAAGCCCGCCGTTCGGGCAGACGGCCCGCACCGCCGCGCGCAGCTGGCCAAGCTCCTCGACCGCCTGGTCGATCCGCCTCATGCGCAATTGCTCGATCCGCCGCGCGTTCTCCACGATGGCATCGACCAGCGTGCGGTGCATCGTGGCAGCGGGGAACTGGCCAGCGATCACGACGATAAGCCCGGCATCGCGCGAAGCCTCGTCGACCGCGTCGAGCTCGTCGGCCAGCTGGTTGCGCCACTCGGGCGACCGCTCGACCAGGGGCGGGCAGACGTTACCACGGGTCGGAACTACGCAGCCGCTTGCGCACAGCGGCAGGATCGCCAGCAGCGCCCAGGTAGGCATCGGTCGCCCTGCGCTGCGCGTCGGCATTGCGGACGGCCTGCTCGTTCTCAGCATCTTGCTTGCCCTGGTTGCGGACATAGAGAACGGCAGCCAGCACCCCGCCGACGAGGGCAAGGCCGCTACCGATGCGGGCGAACAGGCCAGAGAACATCAGCGGCCCGCCCTTAGCTCAGCGATCCGCCGGTACTTCTCTTCGGTCGTGTGGCCGTCCCATTCGCCGGCATAGGCCGGAAGGTGAGTGAACAGGTGCGCCTCGCGGTCGTGGTAGTGCCAGGACGCTTGGCCGTTCGGCAGGTCGATGTAGACGCAGTTATGCCAAGCAGGGTCCCATCCTTCGATGGCAGTTCGCTTGATGCCGGACGGGTAGAGGGTGGCGAGCAGCGACACGAGTTGGTTGCGCTCGCTGTATGCCTGATCGATGACGGCCTGCTCGTTCATCACACCGACCCTTCCGGACGTTCCAGCGCCTCGCGCCGCAGCTTCCACCGGCCATAGATCGACAGCATGCCGCCTGCGATCGACAGCGCCGTGCAGACCACCGCGACCCATGAGCCCGCAGTGGCGTAGGGCTTCAGCGTGGTCGTCATCTCGGTCAGGACGGGCGTCATCTCGGCCAGCTGATCGACGAGCGCGATCGCACCCGCACCGACCGCGAGCGCTCCGCCAATGACGGTCTTGGTCTGCGCAAGCGGCTTGGGCTTGTCGGCCGCATAGCCGAGGTAGAGATCGTGTTCCGCCTTGCGGCGTCGGGCGAGGCCCGGAAGCGAAACCTTCTTGCCGGTCTTCGGATCGGTCGCCTTGTTCCACCACGACAACGCAGCCGCGACCTCGTCATCCGGTGCGCCCTCGCGCATCAGGCGGTAGGCGGTCGAGCCGCGAAACTTGGTGATGCCCAGGTTGAACACCCAAGACATCAGGGCGTCGAACTGGCTTTGGTTCACCACCAGGCCGGCGGCATCGAGCGAGCGGTTCAGGTCCGTCTCGGCTTCCTCGATGTCGTCCTCGAAAAGTATCTCAGCCTGCGCCTTGGTGATCGTCTTGAAAGCGGGCGCGGTCTTGGTGTGGCCCCAGCCTATCGTCGTGACGCCAGCCGGGTCCGTGTAGGCCGTGAGCCGCAGGCCCTCGAAGTCCTTGATCATCGCCAGACCGGTGGGGCTGATCTTCACGGCTGCTTACCCTCGGGCAGGATCTGCTGGAGGTCGCGCTTGACGTCCCGCTGCTCGGTCCGGACCTCGTCCACCTTCTCCTCCAGGACGACGCGGAAGTTGGCGGTGTCTTGCAGGTAGTTGACCACGATGATCGCGAAGGTGAAGCCAGAGCCGAGGATCGCGAAGATACCAGCGGCCACCATCTTGAGCAGTCGCGACCCGAACACGACGCGAGCGCGCTCCTGCTGCATCTCGATCAGGCCCTCTCGCGTTTTCTTGTGGTCTTCCGCCAGCTCGGCGATCTGCTTCATGATGGCGGCGATGTGTTCTTTCTCGTCGATCTCGCGCCGCCGGATGTCGTCCTTCAGGTCCCGCTCGATGCGCTCAACGATCCTGGTGACGCCGTCGACCGCCCGATTGACCGCCCCCATCATGGCCGGTGTCTGTTCAGGCATCTCGTCCAGCCCCGGTCCGCGAGGCAGATCGATGACGTCCGCGCCCCATGATCCGCGCCCCTCGTAGTCCGCTAGCGCGGCCAAAGCTCCCGACGAGCGCCGAACATCAGGCATCGTCCTGTCCCATGGTATCGGCGGAATGTACCGTAGCGGTAAGTCTTAGTCCAGTTTCCGGCAATAACTTGGGCCAGTTCGCGCGGATCAGCCGCCGGTCTCGTTCACCGCTGATCGCGGATTGGGCTCCAGCCGGATCACGACGCGGCCAGTCTCGCGCATCTCGCGCGCCATGGCCACGCCACGAGCCACGCTTTCCGCTGCCCTCGGGTTCGGCGGCTCCTCGATCTGCTGGAGGAACCGCTGGGCATCCTGGCCAGTGAGTCGGGTGCCTGTGAAGCTGGTCTTGATCGTCACCCTCTCCCGCCGCCGGTCTCGCTCACCCTGGGCTTGCTTGGCTTGATCTTGAAGGGCTTGGGCTTGCTCGCCTTGGGGCCGATCGACTTGGTTGGTTTCCTGCGTGCCATGGGGCTGCTCCTTGTGTTTCACGGAAATTGTTTCACGCGGCATCGACGCTAGGGCACCTAGGAAGCCCGTAGGACGTCGATTTCGTTCTAGGGTTCGGTGATAGCTCCGGAAGCCAGATCGCTTGCTGACGGGCTCTGGCTTGGCTCTGGCGATGGCGGGAGCGGCATCCAGTGGGTTGGCTCGATCCCCTGCGGCATCTGCCAGAAAGCACACTCGACCCAGCCCAGCCCCTCGTACTCGCCCGGCAGATACCAGCCGACCACAGCCACCGCTGCCGTTGCGCCTTTGGCCGTCGCGAACAGGAGCAGGGGCGTTCCATCCCTAGGCGCCGTCTCGATCGGCTGCCACGTCGCATGCCAACCAAAGCGCATCGCCGGCTCCCTCAGCATCTCGTGGGCGTCCTCAGCCGCCTTCGCCCAGGCGCGGATGCGGGCGGCGTCGTCGGGCGTCATCGGCGGGGCTCCAGATCGCGGACGCGCACCAGCACCCAACCGAGGCCGTGGCAATGTCTACACTGCTCGACACCGCCCAGGCTGGGTTCACACTCGTTCTCACCACGGCCACGGCAGACTGGGCACGGGGCTTTTGTCCGCCGCTCCACCTCCCGCCCCTGAGCGGGCTGGGCACGCAGCGCGGCCAACTCAGCGCGGGCGGCGGCGACCTCCTTGCCCACGATCGTCCGAAAGCCAGGATCGAACGCCTTGCTTAGGGCATCGAGCCTTTCGACCGCCCGCTCGATCGCCTCAGTCCCGATCGCCATCACTCAGTCTCCGTGCGGACGGCGGCGAGGAGGGCGTCGCACACGTCCTTGTCAGGGTCGACCAAGGCGTTGTCGGCCGCGCGAAACTGTTCTGCGCTCGGCTCCCAGGCTGCGAGGGCGGCACGGAGGGCGATCACAGCATCATGCCGATACCCTTCAGCCATGAAGCGATAGCCGCTCTCCTCGTCGGCCGCCGGGTCTTCCGGGTGCTCGCTGTCCCACATTGCTTTCGCCGCAGCCTCCACGGCCTGCCTGGAGAGCGGGTAGCCCATCGGATTTGGTCCCATCTCGGTACTATCGGCCCCCGCTTGCGTTCTGTGGACCGTCACGGGTTCGTGCCCTTCAGCGGCTTGGTGGCGCCATCCGTGCCTATGGTCAGCGTCCAGTCTTCCTGGTGCATCCACAACGGGTCGGCCTCGCCCTCTTCCAGCGCCAGCAGGTGCGGCAGCAGCGGGGGGATCGCCCGTGTGCCCGAGCACCAGTGTTGCAGCGTACGCAGTGGCAGGCCCCAACGGCGGGCCGCCCCGGTCTGCGTGAGACCGAGGCGGGTGAGGGCTGCGCGGAGGTCGGCGGGGGTCACCCACCGCTCCCCGCTTCGCGCTTTATCTGATCGGCCTTGGCCTTGGCCTCCTTCACCGTTCCGCCGGTGGTAACAACGATCCGATCGACCCGGCCATCCTTGCGAAAAATCTCGATCATCTTGCTGGTCATCTGCGTTCTCCCTTGCTGACCCCTTGTACCGCCCATCGGTCGCACATGCAACAACTATTTGCGCCCGTTGGTCAGATGGCGCCGTGGCACAGATCCGTCCGGTTGTATGCTCATGCGGTCCTCCTGGATCTGGACGGCACAGATACGAGCCCCTTCGCAATGTCCTCGCGCAGCTGTTCCTCAACCGCCCTGGCATAGAACTCGATCGGCATGCCGAGGTGGATCATGCGGAAGATCACTCGGAGCAGGTGTTCGGCGACGGGGTTTGCCTCGCGTCGGGCAGCCCGGTTCATTCGCCTGCTCATGCGGCCTCACTCGCCGACGTGCGGCGCACAAGCTCGTTCAGGGCCTTCATGAGCGCCCGGCGTGGCCTGGCACGTCGCTCGACGATCTCCAGCAACTCGGCCCAGGAGGGCCACCACTTGTCGGCCCGTGCGACATGCCGCAGGGCGTCCATGACGATGTCGGCCGGGTAGTCCTTGAGCTCGTCAGCGTAGAGCCGGGCCGTCAGGTCGAATTGGTCGTCGGCCTTGGCGGATCGGCTCATCAGGGCGCGGCAGCGGAACAGTTCCTCGATCAGCAGACGGCGCGAGAGCGGCCTAGATAGCTCGATCAGGCGGCGGCGCACGTCGGCGATCTCCGGGATGTCCTGCGGGTCCGTGGTGGCCGGCAGGTCGAAGCCCTCAAGCACCAGGTCGGCCCCGTGCTCAGTGCCAGCCGCTCGGTTCGTCCTGATCGGTCTCCCGAGCCATCGCACGGACGTAAGCCCCAGCAAGGCCCCCACTTGGCGCTCGGTCTCGAGGATCACGGTCGGCAGCTCGTCGACCGGTTGCAGCGAGCCTCGGCGCCCGATCTCTGACACGGTTCCGGAAGGTGCGGGACCAATCGAGCTTACGGCCACGTGGCCCAGGCTCCGAAAGCCAGTAGTCTCGGAACTCGTCTGCGATCTCTCGTGCCTGTCCATTGGTCAAACCCTTCTCGGTGCAGAACCTCCAATCCTCGACGCTCGGCTGCCAATCGTCGGGCAACCTGGTTCCTAGATCGGGTTTGCGCTTGGGTGGCGGGTTCGGGTCATCACCGCCGACAGGCGGATGGTTCTCTCCCTGCACCCTCTCTCCAGAGTCGGGATGTATCTTAGAATCTCTGATCTTATCTGTTCTGTTCTGATCTGAGTGCTTGGTAACGTTACGTCGCTTGGTCGGTAACGTTACATCGCCCTTTTTCCCTGTGTCATCGCCGTTCCCAGGCTCGTTTGAGGCCCCAACGGCAGCGGCTTGAGCCTTGCGGCGACGGTGCTCGGCGACACGTTCGGCGACGTTGTCGGACACCGGCTGGCGCTTCTCCCAGGCGACGATCCGACCAGCACGCAGCATGCCCTCGACCTCGAACGCGGCCAGCATGCGGGCGGCCTCGTCCTTGGTGCAGCGCAGCCCAACGGCCATGACCTTCGGCGACAGGCTCGTGACGCTGCCCCGGTCCTCGGCCTCGCTGGCGTGCTCCAGGACGAAGCACCAGGCCGCGACGGCCATGGTGTGATGAACCTCGGCCTCCATGGCGGCGGAGGCGAGCTTCGGGTCGGTGCTCATCCCGTGGTAGTGACGGAACCACTGCATCAGCGCGGCCCTCCGATCACGGACCGGCAAGCCGCGTCACTTTGTGCCAAGTCGGAACGCTGCGGGGGTTGCGCTGTTGGGCACGGGGACGCAGAATAGGCGTCATCAGCCATCTAAGCCCCTCCTACGGGCTAGGGTGGTTAGATCGCCGGGGAAGCTGACAACGACCCCGATGATCCGAAAAGCCCTCGCTTCGGCGGGGGTTTTTTGTTTCTGCGCTCGTTCGGAAGCCGGCGCAAGAGGCGGGATGCAGCCATATCGGTACATCGTCATCCAGCCTCGCCCCTCTGATCCTGCACACAAGCCACATCGGGCGATGTCGCAAACGGGACATCCCGGCACCGCCAATGCTCGCAGCCCATCCGGGGCAGCAAAGACGAGCCGAAGTAACCGCTCGGGTAGAACAGGCAGACCGGAAGTGATCCGATCTGCTGGATGCGGCTCGCGCAAGTCTGGCAGCCAAGGGCGCGCAGAGCGGTCTCGGGGTCGCGGATGGGCAAGGTCATCCGGCCTCCAGCAGGCTCGTCTGCACCGGCTTGGGCGCGGGCTCGTCGAACAGGCGCGGCTGGCGGTAGGCGGCTTCTATGCGGCGGCAGGCGGTCTCGAAATGCTGCGGGTCAATCTCGGCGCCGATGAACGCGCGGCCCTGATTCACACATGCCACAGCGGTCGTGCCGCTGCCCATGTACGGATCCGCCACGGTGCCTGCGTCGATGAACTCCAGGCACCATTCCATGATGGACACCGGCTTCTGCGTTGGGTGCAGCCGGTTGCTGCTTTCGCCCTGTAACGAGAGATCTCGTCGGCAGTAGACGCCGTGCCCCTTGTTCAGCCAGGCAATCTCGGCATCGCTCAGGAACGAGCCGAAGCCGCTATCATGCCGCTTGATCCAGACGAGCGCCGTTCCTCTGCTGAGGTGCTGCGGGAAGTGGTTGAAGCCCCACAGGAGGACTTCACGTTGCCTCGTCATGTGCGACGGGTCGAAGGGCTCAGCGTCACCGCTGATCGTCTGCCCGTGGTGCCTGGTTGGTCCGGCCTTGCCGGTGCCGTTCTTGCCGCGCGTTACTCTTCCGTCCCAAGCCATGCCATATGGTGGGTCACTGCAGATCGCCGCAGACGCCGGCCACTCCACCTCGCGCGCATCCCCCAAGTAAAGCCGACAGTCGCCTATAGTCTCACACCTCATCCGGCGCCCCCGTCCAAATCATCAGGACGCTCCAAAACCCGTGGTGGTGCATCATCGGCTCGGCGATGAGGTCGAAGGTCCAACCCCTGGACATGGGCACGAGCCAGGCTTGCACGGGGAAGCATTGGAACACGCGGACGTCGCCGATCATCCGACCACCCACTGCACGCCAAGGATCACCAGCACGAGCACGACGCCGCCGACCAGCACCCAGTCGACGGGCTCGCCAACGATCCAGCGCCACGTCGGCGGGGCCTCGGGCGGGT